GCTTCTGCTCGATGGCGCAGCGGTTCAAATCTCGCACTACCTCGAAAGCGGTTCGCTCCTCCCTGTGGAAGATGCTCATGTGTGTCCCCCTTGCTGTGTGTTCCACGTGGAACACTCCTCCTAGTTGTGTACTTCCTGAATGCCATGTTATACATAGTTCTGTGGACGGTCACTATGAGCAGCGTACTATCTTGCCCCATACACGGAGATTACCCCTGCATGATTGTGGAAAACTTCCCAATTAGTTGTGCACTGGTGGGTGCATCCCGGTGGTTGTCGGAGGATTGCCCGGACCCTGGAGAGGCACAGTACCTTGTGGAGTTACTGAGGAATGAACTGATCCGGTCATGGCAGAAGAATGAAGTCCTCCACGAGTGCCTGAAAAAGCACCTCGTTTCCCAACTGGCGCTTGTGGATGCGAGCGCCAAGGTGGTGGCCCAGGCATGAGTAAGAAACCCGTATACCTCGACGATATTACCGAGCAGACGCTCAGGCTCCAAAAGCGCACATTGGAGAGGCTCGAAGAGTGGTCCGACCGGCTAGAAGCCAACCCCACGAGCTTTGATACCGACTTCGCAAGAGAATTAGCCAACGTTACCAGGGCATTGGCCACGGTGCTGAAAGAAGCACGGGCAATCAATAAGGACAACCGAGAGGCCACGACGCGCCTCGGTCCATCTGAGAAACGCCGACTCCTCCTCGATTATTTCGAGAAACTCCCCTTCGATGCACAAAAAAGCCTCGTCTGGGAGATGACTCAACTCTGTAATCAGCGACTCGTAAACACCAAAAAAGGGTGACAGAAATGACAGAAAGGGGGGGCTCTTGGGACTAATCGAATACCGACAGGCGGTAGAGAACGACATGCGTTTCGTGCGTCACTCCTGGGTGGAGAGTTTCCGCACCTCCCATTATGCCGGTGTCATCCCCATGAGTGAGTACTTCAGGGTGTACCACGACGTAGTGCGGGATCTGATTGACCGGGATGGCTGTGACGTTTTAATCGCTCACCATTCTTTGCACCCTACTCAAATATTTGGCTTTTGCTGTTATGAGCAAGGCTTTACTATACCACTCATTCATTACGTGTACGTGAAAGAGGATTTCCGGCAGCTACCTTCAAAGGATGGTTCATTCTCTGAAGGCATCGCAACGATGTTGATGAAGCAGGTCGGCTTTTCCCCGAAAGACCCCTTTTACTACACGTTCAAAACTGGAACTTGGAGCCGCCTAGTTCGCTGGGAGGCTCCATTTTCCGGTGGCGTCTACAAGCCACTGCTCGCCAGATTCGACAAATCCGAAGCTGTTAAACACGAATCCGAGCGCAAGAAGACAAAACCCACACCAAAGGAAACCCTATGTTGCGCGTAGAAACCGTCAGTTTTGCCACCAGAGTCCGACTCCCAGACGGGAGGGTGGAAACCTCCATCTCGATGCAGAACCAACACCACAAACTTAACTACGAGATGTTCTGTGACCCTGACTACCAGACCGTCACCGTCCGATCCGCTGCAAAAACAACCTGGACCGTATTAGTCCCCTTCGCAAACTGCTCTTTCATTACCCTGGAGAGCGGGACCCCTACGGTGCGTAGGACTCGCAAGGGCACACAGTCAAAACCACCCGTGAGGAAGGCAAAAAGCAAAGTCCTCCCCACAGCGGGGGCGAACGGGCACACATAAGTGGAACTGACCTCGGGATATGACGTTTTTCAGGAGATGGCAGCTTCTGCGGCTGAGTACTCCCCCAGCAAGGATCGCCAAAAGGCCCTTGCGATGAAGGAGCGCTTATTTGAAGAGCAAGCATGGCTTTTAGAGGACACATCACGACGAAAAACGCTTTTATGCCCACGAAGAGCCGGAAAATCCTTCTCTGCGGCGGTGTATCTGCTCGCGACCTGCCTCATGCGTACAGAGGTCAATTGCTTATATGCAACCCTCACCAAGGGGTCAGCACGCGCCATTTTGTGGCCAATGCTGAAAGCATTCAATGAGGAGTTCGTTCTAAACGCCCATTTTCACAATACACACCTCGTTTGCTCACTCCCAGGTGGGAAACGGCGCATTACCCTCACGGGTGCCGACTCCAGGTCGGAGATCGACAAACTCAGGGGTCAACCTTATGACCTGGTGATTATCGATGAGTGCAAATCCTTCCCGTCTGACGTTCTCACCGAATTAGTCCGGGAGGTAATCGGTCCAGCACTCAACGACACGATGGGATCGATGGTGCTCATGGGCACACCGGGGAGCGTTCTCTCTGGGGTGTTCTATGAAGCAACACGTCCCGGCTCGGAGATGTGCCGCATGTACCAAGACCGGGGCACCACGACCGCAAAGATGTGGTCCGGGCATTCATGGAGTATTGAAGACAATATCGCGCAACCGCACCTCTGGGAAGCGTGCCTTGCCGACAAGGATAGCTACGGGTGGGGCGACGAAAACCCAATTTGGAAGAGGGAGTACCTCGGCCAATGGGTGAGCGATGACGATGCGTTCGTTTATAAGATGGAGCGAGGGCGCAACACCTGGGAGAGAGACCCAGAATCGAAGAACCCCCACGGCTTACCGGATGAGCACGAGTGGGTGTATTTGATGGGTTGCGACTTAGGCTATGACGACCCCTTTGCCCTCGTGGTGTGCGCTTATTCCGAAACCTGCGACACGCTTTTCCAGGTGTACGATTATAAGCAGGCGAACATGACAGTGAGCGACATCGCTCGCGTTATCTCCGAGGTGAAAGCCTTCTTTGGCGACTTCGAGGCGATGGTTGGTGATCGTGGTGGTCTGGGTAAAATGGTCCTCGCGGAACTCTCTGAGCGTTACGAGTTGCATATTGAGGCAGCGGAGAAAGCAGAAAAGCGTGACTACATTGAGCTTTTGAACTCGGACATGATTGAGGGTCGCATCAAGATCCTCATTGACTCCGAACTAGCTCAAGAGATGGCTTACCTCGTGTGGGACCGGCACGGACAGAAGGAAGATCGGTCATGCGCGAACCACGTTTGTGACTCCTTCTTGTACACGTGGAGATACAGTTTTCACAATTTCTCTCGTGAGAAAAAACGGGTAGCCCTCCCGAATAGCCCAGAGTTCTGGGCTGAGAAAACGCGGGAAGACCGTGAGAAGGCATACGAGCGAAAGCGCAACGCTAAAAAGCTGGACTACTTCCAAACCCTAGAAACGTCGGCAGTGGACGACCTTGGGTATGAGGACGAAGCAAAATGGACGACAGAACTTTATTAGAGATCAGAAAACTCGTTGCGCTCATGCGTGAGAATGGTGTCTTGCAACTGAAGCAGGGGGATCTTGAACTCACCCTACACCCGTCAGCATTGCAGCTAGAGGTGCCAGAGATCGAGGTAGAGGACACCAGCACCCGCACCGGCACCCACTACACCAACGACTACGACGATCCGATGCTCTACCCGGATGGGGTGGACCCTATCGCAGATCGAAACGACAGACTCAAAACGCTGATCGGACTTAACCAATGAAAAATAAGTTTTGGTGGGAAGAGGAAGACGAATCCCTGCATGAGGCAGTGTTCGCATTCGTTGAGGGTCTAGAAGAGTCTCAGAAGTATATCCACGAGCTAAATATCAGAAACGCTCGCCTTTACTCCAACGTGGACATGCTTGGGCTGGATTGGACCCTCACCCAACGCGATTACTCTCGTAAGAGCCTCGGACGAGTCACTGAAAACCTAATCCAGAGTGTTTGCGATACCGCAACGTCTATGATTGCCGGGAACAACGCTCGCGTCACCTTCCAGACAGACGGCGCAGAGTTTTCGGTTCAAAGGCGAGCGAAGATGTTGGAGAAGTGGGTCGAGGGCAAGTTCGACGAAACGAACTTTCACCGAGAGGCCACAAGGGCATTTCGTGATGCTGTGGTCTTTGGTACGGGAGCGCTTAAGATCTACGAGCACAATAAGGATATCAAGTGCGAACGTGTCCTTGTCGATGAGATCAAGATTGACGAGATGGAATGCCGGTCGGATAACCCCCGGCAACTTCATCAAGTGAAGTTTATCGACAAGGAAATTCTAAAAGCTGAGTACCCCGACTTTGCCGACAAGATCGAGGAGTCAAGCAAGGACCGCAATAGCCAAAGGGCGTCTGTTTACAACCTAATGGATACAAATGTAGCCGTGTGCGTTGAAAGCTACCACCTACCCTCGAAAAAGGGCGCGAAGGACGGCAAACGCACAATCTGTATCGATAATGCAACGCTCGTTTCCGAGAAATGGAAAAATGACTACTTCCCGTTCCTTTTCTATCGCTGGAGCGAGCCAGTTTGTGGGTTTTACGGTCAGGGGCTATCAGAGCAGCTAACCGGCATACAATTGCGCATCAATCAACTGAATGCCTTCATCCAGAAGGCTCAGGACCTTATTGCGGTCCCTAGGGTGTTCGTAGACATCGCAAGCAAGAATCTGAAGATGCAACTCAACAATGAGATCGGTGCGATCATCCCATACCGAGGGAAACCACCGATTTTCCACACGGCGCAAGCAGTTTCACAAGAGATCTACCAGTACAAAGAATCACTTTGG